GAACCCTGCCTGTTCCAACGGTGATATTTTAATTGTTTTAGGCTCATAGCCACAGTGTATGCAGGGTCGCTTGAGGCACTTACCTCGGAACTCGTAGAGGCGTTTGAACTCATCCCGCTCCCGCTCTGCTTGCTCGGCACAGGCTTGATCTTCCTTTGCTATGGCCAGTATTTCAGCAATTTGATGTATTTCTTGAGTGAGATCACTCTCCAACTCGGCTATCCTCGCCTGGGCCTGGGCTAGTTCCCGCTCTTGTACTCTCAGTCTACTTGCGGCCCACTTAGGCTCAGTCTCACATAGTTTGTCCAATGTGACTGGATTACCGTCCATATCATAATACTGTCTCGGTGTGTCACTCATCACACACCATCCTTTACATCGACCATAACCTGCCCATCGACCCCGGGAACCGTGAGTATCTCGAAGCTATACCCCAAATCTTCCATAATCAACCGCACGAACATGCGAGCATATTCCATGAATTTCTCGCTTGACTCCATCTGATGCATGATGTTATCGAAATCACGTTGCAATGACTGATACGACGTCGGCGCACAGTGATCATAAGCGCATTCAGCATTGAACCCTTCACGCGTTATCATGAACCCATAAGAGAACGCAACGAACAGGTTTTGTTCCATGACATCGGCAGGGATGAATGCAGCACGTTTATACTGCTCTTTGCCTTTATGTATCAGATCCCAGGCAGTGCGCAGGTCTTCATACTTAATATCCATCATTCATCATCCTTACTGTTAGGTGGTGGCCAGTTCGCCCGAGCCCAGGACAGCGCCCGCCATTCCATGTATTCCTCAAAAGTAGTGATGATCGCTCCTGTGATCTTGTTTGGTATTAGGTGTAGTTTGGTTACACGCTCTCCCAGATATCGGAAAGTACATCGATATAATGAATGCGTTTCTTTTCTTTCCCTGGCTGCTACGAATATATATGAATCACAGAACGCATAACCCAGGTGGTCGGGATCGATTAATTCATATTCCAGATCTGTGACGCCGTCAACCAGCACCATAGGCCCACCAGCCCCGCACCCGCACGACGGCCCGTTATCTTTCCATTTCTCAGGTCGATCCGTGCTGGTAACTTTGCCACATCGTTTACATATATATTGATACAATGGCATTATCTATACCTTTCCTTTGACTACGTACAATGTCCCGTGCTGCTCGATACGCTTGATATCAACGATCCGTCCATAACCTGGTATCGGTGTTGATGTAACAAGGTATTTACCAGTGATATCGGCCTGCTCTGGTTCATCATCCGCCTGGTGTAGTGCTGACAGTAAAGGCAACAACCCAGATGTAGAGGGGAAACGATCAGAGACAGGCGCCCACGGTCTCTCAGGTTTATTCATTTCACTATCACCAACTCCGCCCCGCACCAGGGACAATACTTGAGATTGAGCTCTGTCAACTCATAATCCCCATACACCAGGACGATGACACCATCCTTATAGATCAATTGCTGAATAGCATCAGGACAGCAGTAGACGCGGCGCCTATCGTTGGCCAGCATGACCCGCTCAACCTTCGGGTAACCTGTCGGTTCATCATCGACCGGTGTCATTTGCTTGATATTCTCCGGTGGTATGTCTGTCAGGTTATAGTCGTATACGACACAGGCATAGGTTTGTTCCTTGCCGTTTTCGTCCTCTGCAACATAGACAACATGATATCTCTTTGCCGGGCCCGGTTCGATCTCGCCTGTTTCTGGTATCATATCAGTGAATGGCCCCTTGTCTTTTGGTATACCAGAGAATAGCGGACCAGTACCATACCGGCTACGTTTCTGTTCATCTGTCTTGTATGAATACATCGCATTAATGCCCCTTCACAAACTGTTCGACTTCCTGCCTGGACAGCCGGCGCCCATCAGGACCAGACACCAGGAAATTGATGTCGTGCTCCATACACCAGAGAATAACCTTTGTTGCGTCCTTGTACTCCATCTGTCTGCCTTCATACCATTTCATCGTGTAGATCGTGAGCATTATTATTCCCCTTTCAGAATAATGGTAATTGACCTGCTTCATACTCTTTTAACGTCAACCCTTGCGTGGCTGCTGCCAACCGTGGATTGGATAACGTGTCGCAATATTCCTGGTTCAGATCAAACCCCAGGAACCGGCGCCCGTGTTTAATCGCCACTATCCCGGTAGTACCCGAACCCGCGAACGGATCCAGCACGGTACAAGGCACCGGCTCATGTTCAGGGCAGGAACAGGTTGGTTGCCAACCTATTGTCTTGCTCCGGCCATCCGTTCTGCCGCCTCCAGACTTGCCCACAGTCCCTTTTGGGGTGCCTGTTCCCCCTCTTGCATCATGTGCTGCTTGTGTTTTTGGGCATTCTTTTGAAAAACCAGTTAGCCTTTCCACTATCCGTTCCCACGGAGATCCGCATTCAGGGCAACATCCTTTTTCACTTGTGCCGGCCAGGATACACGGCTCGATCAGTTTCGGTGGGAACGTGGCGAAGTGTGCGCCCTTGTAGGGTGCTGTTGCTATTGTCCAGACTGAACGACGATTGCGTTTTGCAGTCGGGGACTTATCCCATCTAGCATTGAAACCGGTGTAAGTTCTTTTATGCAGCAGATTTTGTTTGCATTTATCACCATAGGTTAATTCTCTACATACACCGTCTGCTCTCTTCTCATTGGAGTCTCTTTCTTCCATAATAGCCTCGCAATCATAATAATAACGTGCAGACTTACTCATTAAAAATAAGTATTCATGAGCTTTCGTTGGGCGATCCTTGATCGATTCAGGCATTGGGTTCGGTTTGTGCCAGATGATATCGGAACGGAGATACCAGCCGGCAGCCTGCAGGGCGAATGCGACGCGCCAGGGAATACCACAGAGGTCTTTCGGTTTCAACCCTGCAGGCGTTATTGTGCATTGGCCATCCTTGACATAACTGCCTTTATTGCCGCATTGCATAGGTGAATTATCGATGCCGCCCGGGTTCGCTGATCTTGCCCATGATCCAGAATAACTATCACCCAGGTTCAACCATAACGTCCCATCATCCCGCAGCACCCGCTTAACTTCCTGGAAGATCAATACGATATGTTCTACGAATAGTTTCGGTGTTGGTTCAAGCCCAAAGCATCCACGCCAAGCGCCGCAACTGCTACAAAATCCATATTTTGAATTGATCCCATCTGGATTATATGCACCGGCGTTACTACATTGTTTTTCTGAAAACCCACCACTTCTATTTGTAATTAATTCCTCCTCATTCCACTGATGCCAGCATCCACTATTCCCGCCCCATATCGTCGGAGGCAGCCCATAATCACGCAAACCCCAATACGGTGGCGATGTTACACAGGTATTGATACATTTGTCAGGCAGCCGGCGCAACAACGCCAGTGAATCGCCGCAATGTACCATATCAAGCGCATACGGTCCTACCATTGCACCTTAACCCCTTTCAGTTTCATCCTATACCTGAAATCCATAAACGAACGCAGGAACGAATCATCGTCAGGATCAGGTAACTGCGTCAACACGAACTTCGTTATCGCCACCATAGCATACACGTCGTCGGGATCCCGCCTTGCCATGAACGCGATATCTGTCACCCCGGCGCCGGCCCGCAGTTCGTCCACCAGGAAATATATACTCGAGGAATCCCACGGCCGCAGCGTACCTATGTCCTGATATCGTTTGCCCTCCGTATTGCGCGTATTACGATGCCGGGGGAGCTGGCGCAAGTATCGGCGTTTCTCTGTTACGCTCATCTCCAGGTTACGAACGCCCTGTTCGGCTTTGTGGCTCTTTCTACGATATCGCCGGCGCGGTTTAACCATCAGCCAAGCGCCTCGACGATAACATCGACACCCGTACGCCCATCATCGGCGTACACTTTCGACAGATGTTCGCGACATACCTGGCTATCGTCCTGGTATATGATCCCTTTCATGGCGTCCTCCACGGCCCTGGCCAACTTGATCAGGTCCGGCGTCTTGATATGATGCGCAGGCGCAGACGGTTTCAGATTACCGACGTTACGCCCTGTCCCATAATGATACTTCGGCCGGCGCAGGAAGAACACCAACGATAACGACACTGGACCGCGCAGCAGATCGCCCTTGTACGCGTCCCTGGCCATGAATCCGACGTCCTGGCGCCACGGTTTGTTACGTTTGCAGCTGTCAACAGTGACCTGTTTACCGGTATGATAATGTCGAAAAGAGCGTTTGCTGCCTTGCGTGGCAGGCAACCCGGGCACGAAAAAATGTATCATCAAATAACCCCCTTGATGTATGCCAGTAATAGCGCCACGGTCCCGAACACCAGGACAGCGCTGATCGCCAGGTAAACAAGAAATCGTTTCATCATTTCCTTAGTTCCTCCAGGACAACGCCTATAATCCCCCATAGAAAGAGGATAACGACCCAGGTCAGAGGATGATCAAATACTGTTTCGAGATCAGCGCTTGTCATTAAAAAGGCAACCCCGTATCAAGAAACAGTTTGACCAGCCCGGGGATTTCCTCTTTTGCTGTTTTCAGGTTGCGGCCTGACATCAACCAGCCGGCGGCAACGATAGCAGCGCATAGGTTTGCGTTTTCGATCAGTGGTATCTGTTGTTTTACTTCATCAAGTAGGACACGTTTTGCGAACCTGTGCGCCTGTTTCTCGTTTGTTAGCCCCAGATGTTCAACCGTTATCGATGCCTCGACCGTTTCAGGTTTCGGGGGATCGCATTCTACAATAGCGCCCACCAGCTCACCATAGGCGCATACGTGCATTTTATTCTCGCCATCTTTCGTGTAGCGCTCGATCTTACCTGACCAGCACTTGATAGCTTTACCTCGATCAGCAATAGTCAACGCCTTGTCTGTGTCCGCCCCTATGTTCAGAACAACCGGAACGCCGGCGCTACCATCATCGATGATTAAAAACTGCGTATAATAGGAGAAACTTTCGCTCTGTTTCGTTGTGCCCGTCACTATAGACGGTTTCTTGACGTACTGGAGAATGCCCCCAAACTTCAATCTTGATACCCCGTGTTCAAGTTCTAACATCGCCGCTATGTTCATCATGCTGCCCCTTTCACAAATACAACGTCGCCGCCATACCTACGCGCCTGATCCTGGCCCGCAGCAGCCCGTATGTCCCATCTATCATTAATCGCTCGTACCCGCTTATCATGTTACGCCTGTCTGCCCGGGGGACGTACTCAGGCAGACTGATACTGCGGCCGGTGAAATCCTCGATCAGAAACTTGTTGCGCCACATTGATCGATAATTCATCGCCATGACAGGATACGTTTGCGCCTGGAACCAGCTATCGAAATTAGCTTTTAATCGCATGATGTCTTCGTAGAACATCAGATCGATACGCCCCGGATCCCCGTGCATATTGATAATGTGCTGGCTGATATCCTGTTGTTTGCTCTTTTCGTAGTTTGACAGGACGATATCAACTGGATTATCGAACAGGTATACGGCTTTACAGTAGGCCGGCAGTTCCGCAGGCGCGTGATCGTGCGTCTTGTAAACGTACCCGGGCTCATAGACCTGATCAGTCAACGTATGGACGAAATGCCCCCGCTGGCCGCCCAGAGCGTCAAATAACAGAGTAGATCCGCAACGGCCCAGGCTGGCGACTATTATTGATGTGTTCATTTTTTAAATGCCCCTAATACGCGGAATATTCGCATTTATACTCTGTCACATCGCCATCATTCCACCATGCGTTACCATACGCATTGTGATGATCAGGCAATTTGTGCGGTTCCGTTGCCTCAATTTTATATATCACTTTGCGGCCCGTCCTCATTGCCCATGCCATCGCAGCTATTAAGGTATCGAATCCACGTACTGGCGCTTTAATATAGCCACTTTGACCGTACCTTTTAGCTTTCTTCGCTGTTGTCACATGATACAAAATCATCACTCTGCCCTCAATTCCTTGACCTTGACTTCAATAGCGTGCCTGTAAAGCCTGTTGCCTGTCCTGATGAGCTTGTTGTGCAGGTCGTATAGTTCTTTGCATTCCGGTCTTATCTTACCGTCAATGCGCCAGCGCCTGCACCAGGGACAGCGTTTCATCATGTCACTATCCATAATCCAAGCTCATCGACGGATACATCAATATCCGATTCAGATATCAAAGGTTCGTGTATATCAATAAACCATAAATCAGTATCGGGATCGATGTTCTGTTCTTCGATCTTTTTATCGATGATATCCTTGACTTGTTTCCAGGTGGCCATCACTCATCGCCTTTCAATGCGGCCCTGGCTATTTCAATTATCGTGTCATAACCATCAATGGTATCGCCTTCTTGTTCCCATTCATTGCTTTTATGTTGTTTTGCGATATCCTCCAGGGCAGCGCGATAACGTTTCCACGTCTTTTTACATTCAAATGCCAGCAGTATATAGTCGATTGTCTTACCGCGTTCGAGTAGATCATCAATTTCCTGCATTTCGAGTGACACAAGGAACGCCTTCAATTTGATTTTCCACGGATCGGTTTCACGTTGCAACTTGATTCCCATCATATAATCACCCCTCGTAACGTAGACCTTTTTGCTTTATGGTCTTAATACTGTTAGTATGCATACCTTATTCTGCATGTTTGCCAGGAGCATGTTTTCTGCACCTGTACTGATAAAAAATACCATTGCCTATGCGAACCTCAACCCTGTGAACACAATCAGAGCATAGCCGTGTACCGCAAAAACAACGATGCGTTTCCAATTCCGGTACCAGTTTTCTGCAATGATTGCAAATAGACATATCGGTTAAATCTAAATCGATTTCGCCGTCGCTGAATATCTGCATCAGCCATCCTCCGGTTTCTTAACCTGCGCCTGCACATAAGCCTCGAACGATTCCGGATCCACTGCCTTGATCGTTACTGTACTGGCCGGCTTATTGTTCAGTGTCCCGATGTAACCAACCAGCCCGGCCAGCCCCCAGCCCAGGGCGATGCCAACCAGTAACAAATATATGCTCATCACTCTGCCCCCATATTCAATAAAGACATACCGTATTCTAGTATCTTTTTCATCATTGCGGTCCAGGCTGCGTCCCTGGCTGCGTCCCAGACTGCGTCCCAGGCTGCGTCCCAGGCTGCGGCCCAGGCTGCGTCCCAGGCTGCGGCCCAGGCTGCGTCCCAGGCTGCGTCCCAGGCTGCGGCCCAGGCTGCGGCCCTGGCTGCGTCCCTGGCTGCGGCCCAGGCTGCGGCCCTGGCTGCGGCCCTGGCTGCGGCCTTAGTTCGTTTACACGGTCTTTTTAGATATGCTTTCGCCGCATTGATCGCATTTGCTGCACTTTTATCGTTTGGGTGGGTTTTCTCAAATATGTGCAGGACACTCTCAGCAGCAAATATTGCATATTGAACCCGCTGGCGTTTGTTCATCAACCGCACAATCCCCCAATTCGCCCACTCATATTTTTTATCTGCCATGAGAGCAGTCATTATTTTTATGCTGTCTCTTTCCTGGCGTTCCATTATCCAATCAATCGCCTCATGACATGCCCCTATTTTGTTTAACCATTCCCTCGTTATTTTTTTCTTCATTGTTTAGCCCTCGCCCCCATATTCAATATTCCAACTTCCAACAGTTTCCTGGACCGGGCCCCGTTATCGATCTTTGCGTAAACGCTCGAGGTATCAACAGACGAATGCCCGAGCTGCGCCTGCACCAGCAATATATCGTTCGTCGCCCAATACAATTGCGTCGCATAGGTGTGCCTCAGCCGGTGCGGATACAACGCCAGTTTGATCCCGGCCCGGCGCCCGATCCCGGCAATACGTTTCCACAAATTGCGCCTGGTGAACGCTGTCCGGTATTCCGTGTAAAGCAGTAACGGTGCGGTTTTATAATCGCTTTTTGAGACACCCACAGGTATGTATGCAGGCCTTACCTGCTCCGTATAGCGCCGTAAGCGCTGCGAAAAATGGCCCGTTACGCTTACCTGGCGCGGTTTACGGCCTTTACCTATCACGTGGATTATATCGCGGTCCCTGACCGCTGGCGTATTGTTGACCGGCAAGGTACAGACCTCCGACGCCCTCAACCCAGTATTGATCATCAGGTCGATAATGAAATAATTCATCAACCCGCGCAAGCTCCGAGTACGTGCCCCCAGGTAATCGAATAACTGTTCGACTTCGGCCTGGAGCAGGAACTTGTCTTCGGTTATTGTCCAGTATCGTGCTTTCACTGTTTGCGTAGATCCCCGCCGGATTCAACCCAGGCCTCGACGTCCTTAATCTTAATCAACCAGATACCACCAACCTTGTCAGCCGGCAGCCGTTCCTCCCTGATCGCTTTCATCACCATCTGCCTGGAGATGTTCAGGTATTCAGCCACTGTTTTCGGCTGCACCCTTTTCTCAAGTTCTACCTTCATATTTCAACCCTCCCGTAATATGTATCGTATTCCGGATTATCTGCCTCGAGCGCCAGGATCATGTCGATATCCGCCTGCGCCGATTCCGGTGTGATGTCTTCCTGCCATTGGAACCCCGGCCATCCTTCGTATTCGTCCGGTGAGCTCATACCTGGCCGCCCATCGTGTTATATTGTTTCATCTGCTGCCCCAGGCGCCCGTTGACCTGTTTCAGTTCGTGGATCGCCGCCCCGACAACAGACATCAAAAACGCGTTACGGTTGCGCAGATCAGTGTTATCCCTCACAAGCTTGTTATACTCTTCCTTATCGATCACGATGGTCCCTGCAGCCACAGTATCAACCCCTTTCCATATAAGCATACATAACATATCTGTATATGTCAACAGATATATACAGATAATTCTATACCATTCTGTTATTGCATGGTATAATGGTACCAGGAGGATGATAATTTATGCGTTACGCAAGCCCGGCCGCCCGCCGGATAATGTCAAAAGAGTGTTTCAAGACGGCCCGCGATTGTATCGGTGAGCTCTACCCGGGAATATCCCTGTTCGCTATTACCCGCGGCCAGTTTTCGATGATTGACGCGATACTTGCCTGCCTGGACCAGACCGGGCCCGCTAAGATATCCGTCTGGACATGGACGATAGCCGAATACGAAATAGAATGCTTTACCCGCCTGATGATCGACAAACGCGTAACCGGGGGAATCCTCGTAATAGACGGCGGCGCCAGGCGCAAGAATACCGGCCTAATACGGCAATGGAAATCGAACTACGGCGCTGATTCTGTCCGGTACGTGCGCAACCATGCCAAGATCGCTACAATAGAATCGTCACATTATTGCCTATTGCTGCGCGGTAGCATGAATCTCAATATGAACCCCAGGTTTGAGCAGTTCGACTTGACAGAGGGCGGCGACGATTTCTACCTGGTACGCGACATCGAAAACGAATTGCTTGACCTGCCGGACGATACAGACGGGAAGAGTATATACAACGCCAGTAAAGTAAACGACGCATTCACGGCAGATCAATTATCGTTCTTTGAGGGGATCCGAACATGGCGCAAATAGATATCGTAAAAGAGCTGATCAAAGATAACCCGGGGATGCCGCAGACGTTGTTGACAGTGTTTGCCGACGCCCTGACCATATACCGGGAAGCAATAAGCAATATCAAGGCAAACGGCGCTATAGTAGCCCATCCGCGGACAGGAGCACCCATTGATAATCCTTATTTAAAGGTGCAGGACGTCCAGGGTAAGATATTGTCAAGGATGACAGGTATAAAAGCGGATCGCGTATTGACTCTGCTCAATAAATAAAAAAATACCCCAACCAGCGGGAGCTTAGAGTAAAACTCAGGGCGGCCGGCCAGGGTATAATGAGGGAATTTAGGGTACTACTTCGCAACGCCTGATACGACGATGCTCTTATTAAAACTCATACCCGATGGCGAAAAAGATACCTGCCTTATCGTCGCCCTGCGCCCTGCTGTAGAAAAAACCGATTTCTACCTGTTCAGGGAATATGTAATCGAACCCGGCTTTGTTCATCAGTTCTTTTACGCTGGTCGATGCGACGATGCTTGAATCCAGATCACCTATTTCGGTGGACTCTTCGATACCTGCCAGTGAAAAAGTGAACGGCATACCGAACATCATTTTCTCTGCAAACTTGACAGCTATCCCGCGATAAGTTTCACCGCCGAAAGTATGGAAATATCCGGCGTTACCTTTGATATCCAACTGCACCGCCATAGCAGGTATAGCGCAAACCACTAGTAACACCAATACTAATGCACAACTATATCGTTTCATCTTTGTTTACCTCGTTTCCCCTTCTCCGATGTGACCACCAGGCGGCCCAACCGCCCAGGACCAACGCGAACCATGCCATATAGTTGATGATATGGAATCCGTTGATCTTGATGGCCGTGTCCCTAAATACCCTGTCCCAATAGAAGCGGCCGGCGTTTTCTCTGTATTTGTCCCCGGCCGATGTCAGAATATAATCATGCTCATAAGCATAATCATGTATCAAACCCGGGATCAACAATAACCCCGTTGGTGACAGCACAAACCAGAATATGCGCGGTATACTTGCCCCGTCGAATATGTACCCTGCCGGTACAATGACCTCGATGTTATCTGTATCAAAATACCAGTACCAATCGGCCTGTAGTTCCCATCGACGTATCGAAGTAAGCCAACGCCACAATGCGACCAGGTATGGCGCTTTCTTTGTTGGTATGGGAATCGGTTTCAGGACAGGCATTGATAACTCTTTCATCTGTCCCTGGCCATTCTATCCGCGACCTGGCGCACAGCTATTGACAGGTTCCAGGCGACGAACTCAAGCCCTTCTGTTACAATATACGTGCGGTCCAGGACAGACGACAGAAACATCGTTTCGACCAGGATCGCCGGCATCTTTGTTTTGAGCAGTACCCTGGTTCGCGGTTTGTAATGGATCCGCGACCACCGAGACCGCGGCAACCGCTCGAGGAACGTCTGCCCTATCCAGGCGTTGTTATCGTTGTGCAGCAGGACCAGCCCGCCGTGAGCGGCATGGTTGAAAGATCGGTTAAAATGCAGGGATACAAACAGGTCAGCTCTCCAGGCGTTCGCCACGATGCAGCGCCGGTTCAGGTCTTCGTCTTTCGATACCGGCTGCAGGCGATGCGGGAACGTCTTATCGGTTGATGCGAGAGTGATATCGTAGCAGTGACTATACAGGTTTTGCCGCAGCAGGTAGGACAGGCGCCGGTTTAACTCCCATTCTTCCAGGTTGTCGTATTTCGCCCCGCAATCGTGCCATCCGTTCGGCCGATAGAACCCGTGCCCTTCGTCAATCCATACCCGTATAGGTTCATCCATTGCTCATCAATCCAGTTTTTCCAGCAGTTTCTTTATGTCTACCAGTGATTCGTTTATGTGCTCGATCTGTAATGCTTGCGTTGCTTTCAGTTTGTCCAGTTTCCCGGCCAGCTCCGAGATTTCCAACGTATGACCGGCGATCTGTTTGGCGAGTAACGCGTTCATTGCTTCCTGCGATTCGAGAAACTTCGTCAGTGTCACCTTGATATCAGCGATATGCTCTGTGTTATCGTCCACTTTGACTACTACTTTTTGTAACTCCGCACTGGTGACGATATTACCTATCGACCAGATCAACCAGGTAGATAACACTAAAATAATAACAGACGTGACTACTCGCTCCGGGTTAAAGAATGCTTTTACTTTTTCAGGCATTCAGATATCACCATCCTTTTATATCTATTATACTATAATTAATATATTACGTCATGCATAATCGTCCGGTAATTCGCCGCGATCCTTCAACCGCTTGATTGCATCCTTGCGATATCGTTCCTGTAATATAATTTCTATCTCTGTCCTCACTCTTGACTCACCCCGCCGGCGGGTGTCAATGGCATGGTCTTGAGTATATGCTTCGGTTGGTTCTGATATATCATAAACTGCCGCACCGTCGGGGTCCAGGTCGGGACTCTTGGTATATGTGCCGTGCTTATTCTCCAATGTTTCGGGGTAATCGCCCGATTTGTCGTAATAACGTACCGTTTCAAGATGTGTATTCATTATTGATCAGCCCCAAATGGTATGAAGTTGATGACATCAGCACCAACAGTTTTCCAGTAATCATCCTTTTTAACCGGGAAGGTAATGGTAAACTGGCCCGCCGCACCGGTATGAGTATCGGCCCTCATTGTTGTCGGCGGGTTACTTCCGTCAGTATAGCCCTCAAGCGGGGCGGCGTAAGTATCAGTATTGCGGGCAATAACAAGCCCATCTGACGGTGCTTGATACGCCGTATTGTCTGAATACGTCGAGTTATCCCAGGCACCAAATAACTCGACGTTGCCCGATGTATCAGCAATGAATATCTTTGTACCGGCGCTGGACCCTGCCCTGATTTGAAACTCGCTTTCAGACTGATCATGTAATATCGTAAATTCCGGAGTCCCGCTTTCCTGCAGTGATATTATCGAATCTTCACTGCCGGAATCAATTTCGATAAACGCATCAAAAGCGTTATCTGCCTCTATGTGTATACCGCAAGCGGCATCATCATCATAGACATGCAACAAGTTATCAGGCCCGGTTGTCCCTATTCCAACGCTACCATAGGAATAAAAACTCCCTGATTTAATTACCCCCCAACCAGACATGCCGTTTCCATAGAAGTTATATTCTCCACCAGAACCAGTACCGAAGAATATATCGTTGGCGGGATCATCTAAGCGCATGACAGCAATTCCGCCCATATATATATTTTTGTCAAGCGGTATTGATACGTGGTCCCCGATAGTCAACGCATAACTGCCATTGGCGGCGATCCCGATACCTACCTGGCCACCGTCTATTATATCGACGCCCAACGTCCCGCCATCGTCCATTAGGTTTAGACCATCACCGTCTTTTGCAAAAATGTTTTCTACGCTTATACTGGTGGTGTCCTGGCCGTTATCATTGGCGGCCGTTGCTGCTGCGCTTTCCTGATTGTAGATATCTTTTGCTTTCACTTCGATGTATATGGCTGCTGTCGGCCCGCTGGCCACAACTTCGGCGTCGGTGAGCTCCCTGGTCAGGTTGTTTGTTTTAACGTCTGCCCAGCTTGAGAACGACCCGCCGGCTGTTACTTTTGTTCTGTACGTGTACCCTGCCAGGTCTTTCTCTGTGTTCCGCGGCCAGGAGAACATGACTGCTCGATATAATGGATTCGTCGTCAATGCTCCCACGTTGGCCGGGACCGCGTTCGTCAATACTATGCTGTCGCTGTTGGTTGAATAGTTCCCGGACCAATCCCGAGCTTTGATATAGAAAGTGTATGATGTTGTGCCGACAGCCGGATCCGTCTTGATATAGTTCGTGGCCTTGCCCTGGTATATCAGATGACTGTCAATCGTGCCCCAATTGGCGCCCTCGTCACGTACCTCGTAAAACGCCAGATCCTTGTCGGCGATTGCGTCCCAGAATACGCGCAGCTCTCTTTCAAAGGACGACAACCCCGCGTCAAACGATACATCGCTGCAGGCCGTATCCTTGCCGCTGGTGGTGATGTTGTATTCGGTACAATCACTGAACGCCCGCGCTATCGGTGTCATCGATACAGGCTGGATCCGGTAGTAATAGATTTGATCAGCATGAGCGTTGTGCGTATAAGCCGTATCGCGCACGTTGCTATCCACCATCTCATAAGAGAGCGCATCGCCTTCGGATATCCATATACTGTAGGACAACAGACCGCCGTAATTCGTCGGTTCGTCCCAATCTAATACTATTGTCGGTACATACGTCCCATCGCCCTGTATTCGGCTGCCCTCCGTCGCGGATACGTTCGTTACTTCCTGCGGTATCGCCCAGGGATCCGGCAGCGTTGATGCATAACTTGTTGGTTCGGCGCCGGCAGATGTATCGCCGTACAGGTTCGCATCGTACTCTTTGCACAGGAACACCATGTGTTCGTCGGCCCGGCCGATATCTACTATGCGCAGATCCTTACCTGACCAGCCCGGGACATAATGTGTCAACGCGATTCTGTCGAACACTTCTCGTGCAGTACCCTTTATCCCGGATGCAAATGTTACCAGCCGGCGGGCGCTCATGAGCTCGTACAGAGTGAACCACGCATCCCGTGACGCCTGGTCGTATGTCGGGCAACCTGGTTTATCAAGCACGATTTCTCGTAACCCGTTTGCCGATATATCGGCGCTGTCCATCGCTGTCGCGTATTGTATCGTGTACCCCTGGTTTGTATCCACATACCCGATCTTGACGCTGTTCCACTCTTCGTTGATACTGTTGATATGTACCCCGAACGATTCATCGACAACGTTGTTGCTCTCAGGTTGCGTATCAGAGAAAGTAAACGTCTGCTGGCTGCTGGCTGATCGTTCAGACGCCGCGTACAATACCCCGTCAGCGCCCGGTTTGATGACACCATGACATACGCTTAACATGGCGTTTAACCAATCAACGGCCGGTTTCTTCTGATCGTGAGCGTTGTTATACGCCCATCGTGCTGCCCCGTTTACCGATACATCACAATGATCGGCTTCGGCTTTGAACGTTGTTCCGTCTATCTGTGCTTCGGCCAGGCCCAGGCCGCCGATCTCTTCGTCACGCAGCGCGAGCTCTGTTGCCTGGTTCCAGATGTTCTGCGAATGCGTCCACCCCGTATCAACAACGAACGCGGCCCCGTTCCAGTATTTGCATTCGATACCTTCGACAATACAGGTAATGGTCGGATCCCCGGAAACCTGGTCGGACATCTCCAGGGTAACGGCCAGGTACGCCGTGTATCTCATACTGCCGGTAACGGATTCCGGATCGCCGCTACTGGTCAGATAATCTAAATAATGATTCCACGCTGTTGTATCTGCCGCTGTTAATGATATCCCTATTGCCACCAGGTCGGACAGATCGGCGTCTGTCCCGTTGTTGCTGTCCGGCGACGTCAGGTCGTGCTCGAACTTCGTCCAGGTATCGGCTGTCCAGACCAGATCCCAATATGATATGTTACCGCCGCTATCTTCGGCATACGCCCGGGGAGTAGTGAACGCAGTATCATCGCGGCCGTTACGATACCAAAAGTTCCAGGTATCTTTTGCGGACAGGTCCGGCGGCGAATCGTAATAAAAGAAATATTCCGTTGTTGCCACCGGTGATGCGATGCTGTCTTTTAACGAATGGCTGCCCTGTTTACACAGGTTCGATACAGTCAATGACGTCCCGTTCCAGTTCGTCGTCGCTTCGCAGGCGTTGATGGTAGTTTCAGCGAATACCCTGGAATCTAGCGTTTGAGCACCGGTCCCCATATACGCGGTATAACTGCAGCCGGTGAGCCCGGTGATATCTTTACCGTCCACCTGGACGTCGGAAACAGAGTGTATTTCGCCTTCGCCTATCTCGTATAGACCATAGAGCGTTTGCCCGTCGGCCGTGACGTGTTCCCATACGCGGTTCGGCCATATCTTACACTTACCGAAAATGAGCGGTTTCGTTACATCTTCGCGTGATTCGTTATACCGTTGCCCGAACCGGCGCTGCGGCGATCCCCCGGCGCCCTCCATCATACCTTCTAGTTTTTTCTCTGCCGCGTATGCACCGTAAGCAGTAGCGCCGCCCAGCAGCCAGGCTTTCGCCCCCGCAGCTGCACCGCCGGCCCCGTAGAACGCCAGAGCACCTACCGCGATATATTTGACCGCTTTTTTTAGGTCTTCACCCATCGTTTAACCTCAACACTATCACGCACCATGATCGCCAGGGATGGACGAAATGCGTCTTCTGTACCGTCTGCCCTTCTAACACATGCAAAAACAGGTTGCCGTCATTTAACCAGATCCCGAAATGCGGTTTGTTTGCGTCCGGACAATCAAATACCAGGATATCGCCCCGGATCAAACGCCCGTCCTCTTTCAGTACCTGGAACCGTCGCTGCAATTCCCGCCAGAACTTATACCGGCTTTGCTGCCAGTATCCGGCCATTGTTTCGTAATCAAACGCCGGCAGCACCCGCTCGAGTATTTCATCGTAAAAATAATATACCAGACCTTCGCACCCGAATGCGTCCGGCCCCCGTCCGCGTGCTTTAAAAGGTTTCCCGATTATATCATCGGTACGGCTTGCGTGGTACACTCAGGTTGCCCCCATAGTTCACCATGTTATCGAATACTGTTTTGCACGTCCCCGGGGAATGATCGCAGGCCTGCCAGATCGTGTACTGATCCCCGGCGCTGATCGTGTTCGGCCAGGGTATTTCTAAGTCAACGTATGTACCGGCCTGGTTGCTGGTAGAAATTTTACGCGCCGGCAGTCCGGAATTATCACCGGACGTAAATTCAACAAACCCGTGCTGCCAGAAATCATCGGCTTCTGTCAATACTGAATCCACCAGGCGCGAATCTGTCGAACCGGCGTCAGCTACCTGGCCCGTTAGTTTTTTATACTCGCCGGCGCCAGGTGCAGCCGAATCCGTCAAACCACAATAGGAACCGCCAAACCTCCAGGGACAATTACGATGGCAGGTACGACGCGGCGATTCTTTCCACAAGCTGGCGATCCAATCCTTGACAGTCATCGTAAACTTTCGCCCGGTCAGATCCCAGGTATCAATCGTGCCTTTCCATATATACTCGAACGCCGCAGCGTTGCCCAGCAGCCCGCCGAATACACGTTTGACAGTGATATCTTTGCCCCTGAACTCTGTCATAGCGTCGGAACAGACGAACGCGGAAAACGTGCGGTTGACGTTGTTGATCTCTATGGTGAGTGATCCGATCTGCATACTGGACGATTCTGTGATTTCTCCGAGCTTGCCACCGATGCCGATATACGTTTGACTGTCGAACACGATATCGACAGGATGCAATGCGTAATAAACGGCCGTTGACGTTTGGATATCAAGCAGGATAATCGGGTTGAGTGCGTCTTTTGCGACCTCTGTGACCACCGCGGCGTCAAGTGATTTAGTCATCAGATCACCTCGATAAAATTGACCGTTGCTTCCCAGACGGCCGGCGCTGCGCGTATGATCTGCGGTTTCTCCATAAACCGTACTGTCCAGGTCGATGACTCATACCTGTCGATCCAGGTGAGCGTTTTGTATCGTTTATGGTATAGCCACCAGGTCCAGAGCTTTTGCCTGTTGGCGTTGTTTACCCGCAACGTGAGCTCAAACGCCATCTTTCCAACAGAGATAGTATAGGTATCGTTGAGAGTAAACCCGCCGGTCCCGTAGATTTTGGCTATTACCAGGTTGCTGGCGTCTGTCCTGGTAGTAACGGAATAGTATGCGTCGCGGTCGTTATCGATGACTGCTACCTTCGCCATTTGCAGGCCGGCTGTCGTGTACCCGTCAAACGCGTCAGTATCGACCAGGGCGCTGTCGCTGGTCCCGTTTTCGGCCGTACCTTCGATAAAAATGCTTTTGTAATACCGTTGTTCCGGGCCCCCGTAATCCTCGATAACTGTATTATCATCGGCGCTGAACACATACGGCCGCTCATACAACGGTGATAATGCTGTCGGCCAGGTTGCCATCGTCTACCTTCCTGTCATTACGCTGCGCCGGATCGGTGCGTTCCCGGATATCCCGGTCGATATTACGCCCTGGACCGCCCGGGCGTTCTGCGGCCTGTTAAGGAACTCAACAAACGATGCCGCGTCGATTGCAGTGATATAATAATTGTTTGCTCCGGTCCCGCCACCCGCTGTCGCGTCAACGCCGAGCCTGCCGTCCTTACCCCTTCGTAGCGGCATTATCGCCTCCGGACCGGCCTCTCCGGCGATCCCTACACCGCCGTTAGCCATAGGAAACGCTGTCAGGCTGTCTATGATACCTCCACTGGCGAATGCGAGCGCACGGCCGCCACTGAATACGTTACCTTTGGCGCTGAACAAACCCCCGAGTAATCCCCCGGGCCCGGTGATCAGTTTTTGTACCCCGGCACGGATCAGCCCGGCCTGAATCGATTTCCATAACGATGAGAATGAGAACTTGCCAGTTTCCGCCGCCCGCACAAACACGTCTTCGACTTCACGGCCCCAGCCTTCGATTGCTTTCAGCAGATCAGTGAACCCGTTTTTCATATCGTCGGTGGTTTTCTCGCTTTTCTCTGATAGTGTTTCCCAAGCGGCATCGACAGCTCGTAAGTGTGTATCCTGGTTTATGAAACCTTCCTCGAGCAGTTCGTTAAGCCTGGCGACAGTCTGGTAATAGTTTTCTATCGGTGTCCGGGTCTGTTTCCAGATTCTGGCGGCGTCTTTCGCTGCGCTTTCGGCTGCCTTTGTCCTGGCCTCGAGCAGTTCCGGATCTATCATCGGCCCAACAATTGCTTCCTCTTCAAATCCTGGCGCTTTCGGTTTCGGTAACGTGGTGACAAGTCCGGGCCCTTTTTCCATCCTCTGATCGAACGCGTCCCAGAACTTATTTAATCGATCTTTTAACGATACCCGTTCCTTTTTGGCCGGCGCCGGGACCTGGACCTGCCCGGGGAACAACGCAGCTTCCAATGCGCCCATATCTGCGTCAAATTCCGGTCCTAATCCATACCGGCCCTGCTCCGTTCGTTTCTTCCTGGCCGCGTCCCTGGCGCGTAACAACGGACCAGGTGCCTGCCCGGGACCAAACATGCCATAATATTCCCGGTCGATGTCAGCCTGTTCACTGGTGGATCCGAATACCGCCGCGCCTTTGGCCGCTGCTGCTGCTGCCGTAATCGCTGCTAACCCTAGTTTGCCGCCCATCAACGCCCCGAGTATACCTACTTCCTGCACCCAGGTCGGCAGTAATTGGTACCCTGACCAGAGCTCTTTTACTACTGAACTTACATCGTCCAATATAGGCATGATCGTATCCAGTATCCCTGCCGTGCCAAGCGTGACGTCTTTTAACGTGCCGATCATACTAGATGACAGTTCCGTCGCCCAGGCAGTGATTTCTGATTTGTTTTCCCTGACCATTTTGATCATTACTTCAAACCCTATTTTCGTTGTTTCAAATAACGGTTTGAACCCCTGCGATAACGTCAGGTTGATGTTATCTTTTAAGGTTGTTGTCAGACCTTCCCAGGTGCCGGCAAGTTTGATCATTGATCCGGACAGGCGCAGGAAATCGTTATTTAGTACGTCGAGTATCTTACTCCCATCGGCTTTCGCGTCAAATAATTTTTTCATTTCAACGCGGGCTTTACCTGTTAATATACCCATCTGCATAAGCCGCCGGGTTGCCCTCCCGAACGGTTCACCAGACTGAATAGCTGCATAGGCCCGCCCATACCACATAGCGACTTCGGATATTTGCTGGTTCATAGCGCCGGCTGCATCTCCTACCAGGCGCAGCGTGTCTTCTGATCGGCCAAGCACACCCATGAAATTTGTCAGGAACTTCGATGCGTCTATGATCGGCCTTACTTCAAACGGCGTCCTGGCGGCGAACTCGAATAATGATTTGACGTGTTTTTCTGCGATATCGACGCTGCCGGTCAATACCTCGAATTGTATGTTTGCTTTTTCCAGCGCCGCATTCGTACCGAATATACCGGCTGTCAGTGATCGGAATACTTGCGATGCACCCCTGATCCCCAACATAGCGGCACCGAAACCTATTGTAGTGGTAACAAGGTTTTTCAGTGTACCGCGTACACCGGTCAGAGATCGGTCCAGACGTTTCATGCTGCGGGCCATCTGATCAGTTTTACCTGACAGGCGTATAACTAATTCGCCTACCTGGTTTCCGAATGCCATTATTTCATCCCCAGCGTTTGTTTAATCCCCAGCCATTTATCGCGCAGACGTTTTGCCCTGGCCTGCGGCGTTTCCGGCGGTTGTTTCACAAGTATGAATTCCTGCGGTTTGACTGATCGCGCCCCGCGTTGTTTGAACATATTACACAGTAAAGACGCCAGGATACCAGTACGCAGGTCAGCTCGTTTCTCCATAGCATCGTATCGTTCCAACAACGATGCCATTTCATACGGTACCAGCGCCCAGGCTTCCGATTCTGTCAACCCCAGGTCAATGCGCAAAACGGCCAGGAGACGGATCCAGTTTATTACTCCTGTTCCGCCTCCTGGCCCGCTGCGTTTTTTCCCGGGTCCCCTGATACGAATTGCTCGATTAATGCATCTTTGATCGCTCCGTATATTGCCGGTACATCGGACAAATCCAGGCTGCAGCCCAATTCCTCGATGGTTTCGTTCTTGCCTTCGTGGATGAGCCCAGCCCAGAGCAGCGCGAGCATATCACCTATAAAGACGTTTTCCATCTGCAATATTTCCATCACAGATGCCCGGCCGATTTCTTTTTCTGCCTGGAACAACGCCCACAGGTTGAATCGCAATTGCCGCGGTTCACCGTTCAGGTTGACATCTATATTTTTTACTGCACTTTTCATCCTCTATCGCCCCTTTAAAGGATACCTCGCTGCTACGCAGAGAAGGTTGATTTACCGCTTAATCCAAGCGTGACGTCCATCGTGAGCTTGCCGTCAACCGGCGCCGCTTTCGATAACCCGGTGACATAAGCTGCAAACGCGTCCTGATGCGATCCGGCGTCCGGGAACACCAATTCCCAATTTTTCAGGTTGCCTTCCTCGAACTCGTAGATCAGCCCGGTATTTTCGTCGTGCGTTGCGTTAGCCGGGACCAGGTGCACGGTAAACGTGACCTCGCCGCCACTCTTTATACCGACAAGTATTTCGCTGTAAGTGTCACTGGAATCGTGTGTGGTCGCGTTGTGCGTGGACCAGCTAAGATTCGGCCCGTTGATGTCCAGCACTTCGGCAACAGTAGTGAACGACTCAGGCGCCCCGCCGTCGCCCATCTTGATAAATGTTCCGAATGATGAAATTGCGTCTGTCATTGTTGTTTACCTCCCCCCAACTAAGGCAACGCTATCACTGCGATTTTGACATTTGCGTTGCTTGCTTCACAATTGATAACACCCGCGGAATCGCGCCACCCGTGTACTTTCATAGGCCCGTAGAACTTGATAACCCCGGACCCGATTGCTTCAGTAGTGATATCACCGCTGCGGCCGTACTTATCATTCTCGCTGGTGATCGTCACCGTGTATGCTGTATCTGCACTGGTATTCTCGAATATAAGCAGATCGTTACCGGTCGCGGTAAACTTGTTCTGGTTCGAGGTATCAGCCGCGGTCCTGGTGAGCGTCACGCAGGCGCTGGCATACGATCCGGTCGCTGTTGATTTCGTCAATGCTGTTCTAGGCATGTTAAATCACCGTCCCTTCGTTTCGGCATTTATTTTTTACCACATGATTGATCATCCGCTTTTTGTCCAATGTCGCGTATGCACAAAATTTGCATTCGTAGTTTGGCAGCCCGCACCATTTGCCGACAGTGTATTTATGTTCGATTTCGGGAATTGGCTCGATCATCGCTTTTGCTACTACCGCCGCTTTCTTCCTGGCGGCCCGCTTTTTCGCCATGCCTGCACCCCCTCCCTACTCATTGTGCCATACGTAAAAATCGACTGCTACATAATACGATTTTGCTTCTCTATCGTATCCGTCGATCTCTGATGCGTTCGTTATGCTATCTACCCTGACCCCGGATAATGTGTCGCTTAAACCGTCCAGGGTGCTGATGACAGCGTTTGCCACGTTCTTCGCGCTGGCGTATGTTGCGCCCCAGCAGGTAAACTGAAACCGGCCGCGCGCCAACCCTGACGGCCCGCTCTGTGAATACTGCCGGCCGGGGAATACCTTTGCATACGTCATCCCGGGAAACGTCGGATCAAGCGGCATGATTACCGGAAATATCCTGGCTGCCACCAGGTCCGTCACCGCTGTCGTTGCTTTCAACTTTGCAACCAATGCTTCCTCTATTATACTCATTTCAGTATTTCCTTTTTGAACTCGCTAAAAAATATCATACCTGCTTTTTGTTTCATCGGTTTGATCGTTTCTTCAAACGCCGGCCTGATGAACGGTTGCGCCGGCTGATTAATCGTCCCCAGTTCCTGAAACCTGCCATAAAATACGTTCTGCCCGGGCCCGATCAAATACTGTTTTGCCTTGCGATGTTTTGATCTCGATACCCTGACCATGATTCCGCGTTTCAATCGGCCTTTTCTGACCGGTACCTTTTCTCTCATGCTTTTCTGTACTATCAATGCTGCTTCTTTTGCTGCTTTTGCTAGTGAACGCCTGGCCTCTTTACGATGCATATCGTCTAATCTTTTTAACAATAATCGTTTGCCAGTTACCTGAATATACCCGAGCTCTTTCTCGATTTCCTTGAACGCGTCCAGCGTGGCAACAACAGACTTTTTCGCCGCCAGCGCAGCCTGTTGTAAATCGTTTATCACTTCGACCGATACGGCGATGTTCGGTTTGCCTTTCTTGATCGAGTACACAAACCCATGTTTACCGGTCCGGAACACACCTTTGCGCTTTCTCCTATATCGACGTCGGCGGCTGCTGTTGTAACGCCTGGCCATTTAGGCCGTCACCCGTTCAATACATAAAAAGATTACCTCGTTGTTTCGTTCGTCTACGTTGACCATACGTTGTATATCGAAATATCTGCCGTTATAATTGACCCGCATCTGTGTCAACGTGTTCGGCACCCATCCGCTCTGATACCTGGTACTAATCTTGTGTGTCAGGTCAGCTATTTCTCGATCCCCGCTAAAAAACTTATCGCCCTGCTGTAACGGTTCAACAAACGCCCATGTCGTTTCATACGTTGACCAGGTTTCGATCATTTCACCAAACGAATCGGCCGCCAGGGTGCTCTCTTCGATGATGATTTTGTGCCGCAACAGGCCTGATCTCATCGCAGCGTCAACCCCCAGACACGGTACGGATACAACAGGTACTTCGCAGACATCGGGACGTTTTTCGGGATCCCCTTACCAAACGTGACCGGTTCCCTGTTTTCGTACCAGTTCGCTATCAGTAGCAGCACGGCCTGTTTGATCGGTTCAGGGACGTCAGCAGCCAGCCCGTACCCGGCAACAAACCTTATATTGACCCCGTTGAGCTCTGTCAAGGTATCCGACGGCCAGGTTGCTGTATCTGACAGTTTGATGCGCCCGTATGTCGAATAGATGTCAACAACATAATCGTCACTCGATAACGTGTTCACCGTGTCGTCTTCGTCCGTGTACTTGATATATGTTACGGATTGCAGCGCCGGTTTCGGCACCTGGATCGTATCGACACCCGGGAACCCGTCAAGGTACCAATCCCAGGTCTGCGTTATTATCGCTCGATTGGTGATGGTTTCCGCCACGTAACGCGCAACCTTGATCAGTGTAGCGACGTAGGTATCATCGTCACTATGCGTAATACGCAAATGCGCTTTTGCTTCGGCCGTCGTTATCGGTTCCTCTGCCGGAGCTGTTGCCAGGTTCAATACAGACATAGTATTAATCCTTCTTTGGTTTGGATTTCTTCCTGCGTTTCGGTCGTTTGACTACTGCGGCTACCTCGACATCATCAGGCGCCAATGCGACTTCTTTCATTTTTGACAACACCGGCTGCCCGACGTATTCCGCGTACCGGCCTTTGACAAGCATTTCTGCTTCGGCTTTCCCGAACACGGCTATATCGATTTCTGTGTCGGCCTTGTAGCTGCCCTTCGGCCCGCAGTATTGACTCAATAACTTGATCTTTTTCATTGTTATTATTCCTCCAATGCTGATAGCCTGCGTTCCAGGGCAGTGATCGCCCTGGCCTGCTGCATAATCATTGCCTGCTGTTCCTGTATCCCCTTCCACAGGATAACGGGCAGTTTGTCATAATGGATACCGTATACCTCTTCTGCGGGCGCTATCTCTATCATGTCACCGTTTTCGTCCTCTGCCATGACAGCAGGTTTCGACCAGGTAAAAACAGCCTCCGGGAAATAAGGCATGATATCTTGCGCTATCAGACCGAACTTGACTTTATCGTTTTTACCGTCGATATCTTTATATTTTACGGCTGGAACTTCGATGATCCTGTCAAGCACAGATATAATCGGTTCTATGTCCTTTTTCCTACGTCGATCTGATGTTACCAGGGCGATACAGTTTGTGGCAGTATCCTGATACGCGGCATTGTCACCGTCTGCTGTCCAGGTCGCCATTTCAATTCTGCCATTTACTGATAAAACTTGTGCTGGAGTTGTGTCATTGATGCCGACCTTACCATCAGATGTTATTGTCATTTCAAGATTACCAGCGGCGTAGCCGCCAGTATAAAAACCAATATCAGAAGCGGCGCGGGTCACGATGTTCAATCCACCAGAAAGATTAGCATCGGCTAATAACAGTCCAGCGTCTTGTTCAAACGCTCCGTTTGTAGTGTAGGCTGTACCCATACACATAAGCTTAATGCTATCGGCTTCATTTGTGGAATTAGACACTATCTGTTGAGCATACGCCGCTGTCCCGCCGTTGGGGTTCCTTACCTGGCCGGTTGTTCCGGCGTTCTGACTTTCTTCTACTTGGAAGTTCCATGCTGGTGCAGTAGTGCCGATACCAACCCTATCATTATCACTCTCCACCACAAGAGTAGATGTGTCTACTATAAAGTCATCACCAGCAGCACCACCGAGAGTGAAGTTGAATCCGTCTGCTGATGCAGTGAAATCCATATCTCCTGATGCCCGAGTAAACGCCAAACCGGTACCACTAACAGCACCAGTACTTGATACCACAAATTCATTAGTATCAAATTGCATATGATCGCCCGTCCCAGAATTTTGACCAACTAATAAAGCTGATGTTCCTGTATCATTTTGATCTAACAATAAAGTTATAGTATTTAAAGCATCAGAACTTTCTACTTCTAGTTTTGCGCCTGGGATACCGACACCTATGCCGACTTTATCTGCATTAGCATCAGTCACAAGTAAACTGCTATCTGTTGCGCCTTCACAACGAAAATCAGGCCAATTTTGGCTACCTTCATTGACTACGACCTCGATACCGTCAACATGAAATAACCCCCCGCCACCATCTTCAATATTGATAAAATGGCAATTGGCATCTCTGTTATCAGCCGATGATATATACAAGTAATTCACGTTGCCTGTCTGGTTCGCCGTGGTATTTGCAATTGAAACTATGTTGGTTGCATTAGTATCCTCGTTTGATGTGAACCCGATTTCGTATTGTCCATCTAAATCAAACGTTTTACTGCCATCAGGATTATCTATCTCGTTCAGTTTTAACGAAGCACTAGCCGCCGCCCAGGTGAGTGTCCCGGAACCGTCCGTTTGTAAGAATTGACTTGCATCACCGTCGTTGGCAGGGAGCGTATAAACGACATCGGCCGCCTGCCCCTGCGTTTTAATCTGCGTGGTATGGTTCGACCCGTCATAGATTTCAATAGCCCCGGCCTGTGTTGTCGTGCCTACTTCTAAACTTGCTCCCTGAATAATAGCGTTCCAGGTGAACGTCGCCGTTCCATCACCGATAAACGTGAGCATATCTACGGAATTGTTTTTTAGTTTAAAAACGGTTTCGGCTGCCCCCAGGTTTTGTACTGATGCGCCATTCTTTTTCGCCGCTTTCATCAGGATAGCTGGTATGGAATCCTGCGGGTTGTCGCTGCCTATTACACCAGTTAAGCCCAGGCCGGTAATTAATGCCGTGCTACTTAAACCGCTGATTTGGACGCCGCCATCGGTGCGATCATATGGCTGTATATTGATAAAATCGTTTGTGGTGATATCGTTTGACGTTATTCCATGCGTGACAGATCCCATACGATACGCCGCCATTGGATAATTGCCGGTCCCTGCTGTCGACATGGTATGTTCGATCGTAGCGCCCAGGGCAATATCGCCCGTGTATACGCTTTCGGTAGTCAGGTTGCCGGTAATTGTCAGATCCCGCAGGCCGGTAGCATCAGCGTTGTCGTCTACTATCAGCCCACTGCTTTGTAACGTTGAACCACCGACACCGTTGGCCCGGAGCACTGCGTTATCGGTTGCCCCGGTGGATCCGCCAATTGTCCCGGTAGCTGCCGTTGTCATCTCTGTATCATCGGCAAACTTGATCCCGCCGGCTTCGATCTCTATTGTAACGCCGAATAATACTTTGTCGCTGTCACAGTCCAGGATAGTGTCTGCGCCGTCCACGAACTTGTCGCCCGGCCCCATCAGACGCGGTTCCGCCCCGACACTCGAAGCGGACGCCATTAATAGTATGACTCCGATTATCAGAGCATTAAACCGTCGCATTTTTATGTCCTCTTTCCGTTTATTGTTTACTGGTCCCCGTGCGCGGTACCATCGATGTAAACTTTTACTTTGCCGCCTTTGGCGTTTCCGGCGTTTGAAACTGTTACAGTGATCTGCGAGTATCCTATCATTATCAACCCGCCCAGGCCGCCCGGCTGCGTTGCTACTGTGTTACTCAGGTTCGCGCCCTGGCTGAGAGCCTTATCAACTCCGTCTTCGTCTTCGACCACGACATCATATAACGATGTCGGCTGCGTACCGCCGCTGTCCGGGATAAAATCGATTTCCTGGATACAACCGGTGAATGCGAGCGTAGTTGTGCCGGTTGCGTCCCCGCTGGCGTCGCTGGTCCAATCAAACGTAATCATTATCATGCCCTGATTTTTTTCTACCAGGGGAACGATTGTGTCAGCTTTGACGGCGGGTATAATACATACGGCCAACAGTACCGCCGCCAGGAGTATCTTGTTATACTTCATTTTCATGACCTCCAATTATTGGCCATGACCGCGATTTTGCCAGGTACGCGGCCTGGTCCCCCGCCTGGCCGGGTTGATTGGTTAAGGTGCGCCAACAGCAACCCAGTATACATCGTTGCCGCTGTTTTCGACAGTGACCTCGAAGGTTGCCCCGGTTGCGTTTGCTGATACCTGAACGCCTCCGGTTCCATCTTTGTTCGTCAGAACGATGGTCGGCGCCGCTGAGTAATCAATCGGGATATCGACTTCGACAGTCGTTCCGGACAATGCTGCTGTACCATGCTGGATTTGAAGTAGTGCAGTAGTTGAGACACCATGTGCTGCACCATAACTGTTCGTCCCCATATATACATTAGTGGAAACGTCTAATTCGCCCACCAGGTCCAGACCGACATCAGCGACATGGGTCAGCGTGACGTCCTGATCTTCGCCGAAGTTCAATACCCCGCCGTCGCCCAGGAACGCATCAGCAAATGTTACCTCTGCAGATCCCAGCGCGTCGGTATTGGTGGTATCCGATATGATAGCAGCTCCGACAGTGGTAATACCTCCGATGGCCATAGTCCCCGATACGTCGGCATTCGCATTGACATCGAGCGTAGTTGTTGCGATCTCCACTTCGGTATCCGCATCGATGTCCATTTGCCCGTCTGTACTGGAATTGATGTAGATTGCAGAATCGCGTATACCGTATTTCATGGCCGCATTGATCTGTATTCCAGTATCAGCTACATGGGTCACTGTCACGTCCTGGTCGTCGCCGAAATAAATGATCCCGCCGTCGGCCAGATAGAAACCTGACCATTCCAACGTGGCGGACCCAACAGCAGCACCGTCGGCCGTTGCAGGAACAGGCGCCGAGCCAAACGTTTGAGTACCATTTACAACCAGCGTGGCACCCGATTCGATGTCCATATCGCCACCGGAAACAACGTCAAGCGAACCCTGTATCACGGTTCGTTCGCCGCCCGGTTCGTTGTAGTTTGTCCCAGGCCGGTACCCTGCCGCGTATGCGATACCGCAAACAAGGAACACCGCCAGGACAGCGTATGCTATTTTTCGCATAGTTTTTTCCTTTCGTTGCGGTTCCAGGCGGATAACCTCCAGGTCTGGAAACTACCCGCCCGGGTGCCGCATACCTTGTTTACGCCGTGCCTTCGGCCGGGGATACGTTCAGTTCAGCATCAATGGTCGATGCGTCGCTGGTCGGTGCCTTGACCGGACCATACTGAATCGCATAGCAATCGCCCAGGGTAGAGCTCGCGCCCAGGACAGCCACGATCCGCACATAACGCTCGAGCGGTTTGTAGATGTCCATCTTGATCGCGTCGCCATCGTCCCCGGGAGTAATTTTCGTACCCTCGAGATCGGCAGCGCTGGCCATACCGGTCGCGGTATCCTGCTGCGCCTTGACATAGTTCCCGGAATCAGCCGTTCCAACAGCTGCGCCCACAAACACGACACCGGTGAAACCCTGCATATCTATTTCGGTGCCGTTGGTGGTCCCGGTCCCGGCGGCGGCATAATCGAGAACTTTGGTAACTTTCGTGTTAGGATGCATGTTCATATTATTTCGCCTCCGTCCCTAACCCAATTTCACCCTGGAGAATGCGCTCTCCAAAGTAGGCAGCCCGTCGCACTCCAGGTTGCCGATGAATCCGTCCTGATTGGTGGCTGCGTAGAGCTCGACCAGGCGCTGGATTTCAAACTGCAACGATTCCGCGATCATGTAGAAACTGAAATCGCCGAGGATACCGACATACAAGCCGGTGGTAAACGTGTTCGGTGCGTATTCCGATTCATGCACCGGATAGCCGAGCAGGGTGTCCAGATCCTGGCCAACCCGCAGATCTGGCCGCAGCAGGAAACGGCTTTCGCCGTCTTTGAGCTTGGCGATCTGTTTGACTGCATCGCGATGGAACACCCAGCGCAGACGCGGCCGATAACTGGCCTTGATGTTGTATTTCTGTTCGAACAGGTTATCGGCACCGATTTCAGTAGCGCTGTTACCGGTGGATACGTCCCGGCCAGTACTGATCCCGTTAGCAGACGCAGTGAACACGCCCAACGGTTCGTTGGCGCCGGTACCGGTGAGGAACCCCTTCTCCTGAGTGATCGCGAACTTGTAACGCAGACGCGACCTTACCAGTTCTTCGGCGCTGGGAACCTTGCGCAGCAGCGTCTTGGAAACCTTGAGTAGTTTCCGGCAAGGCTGCGGTTTCAGTTCCCGTTTGCCCACGCTCATCGTGCTATCTTCGGTCACGGTCCCGATCTCGCTGGTCCAGGTGGCGTCCGCCGGGTCGTTGTCAAGCGCCGGACAGCCCAGGCTGTCGGAACTCGTTACCTGGTAGACGTCGGCAAACTGCCTGATAAATACCTCGTCGTCCATCTCTTTGATCAGTTTGTCGATCCACTCGATGGGCGGGACCAGGTATCCGGCCTGGATATCCTTGTCGACCTGCAGGGCGCGAAGCTCCGGACCGATCCCGCGGCCCAGGCAATAGTTGCGGTATTCCTGCATCTGCACCTCTGCCCTGTTTTCGTCGGTGACTCCCGGGGGACCACCTACAGGCGGCCGGGTGCCGGGCGTTACCGGGGAACGCAGCTCAGTTTCGGCTGATTCCTGGCGTTCGTGCGTCTTGATCTTTTTGGCCAGTTTTTCGATGTCTTCCCACATCAGATTATACTGGTTGAACTCTTCCTGCGACAGATCACGTTTTTCGTTTTCTTCGCGGTCGAGCAGATCACGGGCGTTGTTGATCAGCGTTGCCCGTTTTTCTTTCATTTCTAGTACGTTCATCATTCTTCCTCCTTAAACCGTAATTTTTCACGCAGATGCCAGGTTGACGCCTGCCATTCCTGTTCCTCTGCTCCGTCGCCGGCTTCGTCCCCTGACTTTATTCCGGCTTGCTGCATACGTTTTTCGTATCGTTTCTTAACATCTACCTCCGTTTG